GCGTGAAGGACAAGCTGGTGCTGATCGGTGCCTTCGCCGAGTGCGAGGGCGACAAGGTGCCGGCGATGCACCCCGATCGGCTGAAAGATCGCATCGAGCTACTGCCAGGTTTCACGGTCGATACTGTGAAAGCTGATCGAACGCTCAATGCTGAGCATCTCGCCTTGCTGCAGCTCGTGCGCATCGGGGAGGAGACGCGCTCATGCGACAAGTGCTCGCTCAAGGGTGGCGCTCACCCGATGCCGCGCATCGGGCGCACGCCGAAATTCATGGTCGTGTCGGACGCGCCGAACTGGCAGGAGGAGAAGGCGGGCAAGCTGCTTGAGGGCGACAACATGAAGCCGGTCCTCATCGCATTGAAGGAAGCGGGACTCTCGGCGCAGGACGGGTATTTCACGACGCTCGTGAAGTCCGGCAAGCCGAAGGACCAGAAAACGCTCACGAACGAGCAATTAAACGGTTGCTCCGAGTATCTCAAGCGCGAGCTGGAGATCCTCAAGCCGCCGGTGATCGTGACGCTCGGGAGCAATGCCGCGCGCTTTTTCGCGCCCGGTGTGAAGGGCGGTTCGATGGAGCTCGCGGGCAAGGTCATCTTTGACCCGAAGCTCGACGCCTCGATCGTATTTGGCATCAACCCGGGCCAGATCTTCCATGACCCGGGCAAGTATTCGGTTTTGCAAGCAGTGGCCGCGAAGGTGGCCGACCTTATCACCTGACACTCAAGGAACACACATGACGACTGACGCACTCTCCATCGACGAAATGGCCGCACTCGTGGGCGACATCACGAACCCGCCTGTGGCGACGACGCCCGTTGCCACAGCGAACGAAGTGGTGGTCGCGCCCACCGCAGCAGCCTCGACCAACGCAGCGCCGGCCGCCCCGGCACCCGCCGTCACCAAGTCAGGCCTGAAGGTGTTCGTGGACGTCGAGCAGCTCAAGAAGGACCTCGCGGTCAACCCGAACGACCTGGACGATGCGGTGACGAGCCAAGCGCCGATGTTCGTGCACTACGCGCAGCAAGCCGCGTATGCGCGCCGCCAGTGGGAGAAAGCCAAGCTCGCCGCCGAGATTCTCGAGAGCCAACTCGACGCGACCTGGCGCAAGAAGCTGGCAGACGACAACAGCAAGGTGACCGAGGCGATGGTGACCAACGCCATCAAGTCGGACCCGCGCTACGCCGCCGCGCAGAACCAGATCATCGAGGCCCGGGCGCTGTTCGACATTGCGAACGACGCACGCGAAGCCTACATGCAGCGCAAGGACATGATCGTGCAGGTGTCGGTCGATCGCCGCCGCGAGCGCGAGGGCCAGCTGCGCATCATGGCGGCGAAGGAAGGGGAGAACGCAGTGCAGTCGGGCCGCGAAGCCGCGCTCGCCGCTGAAGCCGCGCGCCGCCAAGCCGCCTGACAGGATCTTTCAACCTTTTCGAGGTCCGATAAGTGACGCGTTACTATACTTGATGATGCAGGGCGAGACTGAAACGAAGGTGTTACAGGATCGCCCGCAAAACTGTTGACTTACTACCTCCAAACTTCTGACTAAGGAAACAAAAACATGTCCACACAAGCTCTGATGGAATTGCTCGCGAAGCGCAAGGCGGCAACCGGTGGTCAAAAGACGATCAAGCCGAAGGCTGGTCGCAACCGTTATCGCATCCTCCCGGGATGGCGCACCAACGGTGACCCGACGTTCTTCCATGACTTCGGCCAGCACTTCATCAAGGATGCGGCGGGGCAGGTGAAGGCGGTCTACATCTGCGCGGACAAGACCTTCGGTCGTCCGTGCGAGGTGTGCGACGCGGTGGCAGCCGGTATCGCGGCGACCACCGATGACGTGACGAAAAAGCGCATCGAGGACGCGAAGTCGAGCGGTCGCGTGCTGCTCAACGTCCTCGAGCTCGACGGCACGCAGCCGACGGTGCCGCAGATCCTCGAAGTCGCACCGACCGTGTTCAACGGCAAGAAGGGCGTGGGCGGCATCATCGCCTTGTTCGACGAATGGCCGAACATGCTCGACCCGAACACGGGCAACGACATCATCGTGGAGAAGTCGGGCGCGGGCCTCGACACCGCCTACAGCGTGCAGATCGCGGGTGCATCCAAGCCGGTCCCGGCTGAAGCGCTCACGAAGCTGAACGACCTCGACGCCTACGTGCAGCAGGAGAACGCGCAAGCCGCTCAGCGTGCGCTCGCCTCGGTGCGCGCAGTCGCAGGTCTGCCGGCACCGACCACGACGTATGCACCGGCCGCTGCGGCACTCCCGCCGGGCGCTGCGAACGTCTACACGGCGCAAGAACCCGCACCGTGGGAAGCCGACGACACGCTCGACATCGGCACGTTGTCGAACCCCGCAGCGGCCGCAGCAGTGGCACAGCCGGTCGCAGCAGCGCCGGCGCCCGCCGCAACCGTGGAAGTCGCAGCAGCGGTCGCGTCGATCGCCACGCAGCCGGCAGCGGCAGCACCCGCCGCCGTCGCGCAGCCCGCAGTTGCAGCCGCCCCGGCCGCAGCAGTGGCGCAAGCAGCACCGGCAGCAGCCGCCGGCACGGGTGACCCGGAGCTCGACGCTCTGCTCGCGGGCCTGTAATCGAAGCCTGATGCAACGACCAGCGGCGAGGCTCACCCCTCGCCGCTTTTCACTGAGAGGTTTCGATAGTGGCAAAGAACACCATCCTCGTTGACGCCAATTCGATCGGGCGCGCATCGCACTCCGGCACCGTGCTCACGGTCGGCCAGTTCCAGACGCAGGCGATCTTCGGCTTCGTGCGCTCGATGGGCGCGCTGTATCGCGACTACCCGGCGTTCAACTCGTCTTTCATCCTGTGGGACGGGCGCGCGGAGTTCCGCTACGCGATCTATCCCGGCTACAAGGGTAAGCGCAAGGACGCGCTGGTCGATCCGGTGAAAGCAGCCGAGCGCGCGGCATACGACGCGCAGATGCCCTTCATCAAGAAGGCGCTCGACATGCTCGGTGTGCCGCAAATGGTCAACGCCGAGCGCGAAGCTGACGACCTCGCGGGCTTTCTCGTGCCGCGCTTGACGAAAACGGGGAAGGTGCTGGTAGTCACGGGCGACACCGACTGGTGGCAGCTCGTTGGCGAGAACTGCGATTGGTTCGATCCTCGCAAAGCGGGCATGTATGTGTCGCTCGAAGACTTCTTCCAGAAGACTGGCTATTTCGGCCCGGACGAATACATCGAGGGCAAGGCGCTGATCGGGGATTCGACCGACGACATTCCGCCGGCGGGCGGGATCGGCAAGAAGGGTGCGCCCGAATTCATGGCCGAGTTCCGCTCGATGCAGAAGTTCCGCGACATGTGCGACTCGGGCGAGTTTCAGCCGCGCCTGAAGAAGCACGTCGAGCTGTGGAAGGGCGAGAGCCGTCGCAACTGGGACAGGAACATGCAGCTGATGGACCTGCGCAACCCGCCCGCGCCGGACCCGGCGAAGACCACGATCATCCCCGGCACGCTCAACGAGGACGGGTTTCGCGCGCTGTGCGAGCGCCTCGCTTTTCGGTCGATTCTCGCGCAGTGGGATCACTTCATGAACCCATTTCGCCAACGCTATCAGGCGCGTCTCGCGCGCGCCGCTTGAAGGACAAGGACATGGAAAACATTGTGATTGAAAAGAACGTGCCGCCGCCGAAGTCGGGGCACGGTTCATGGGGCAGCGTGCTGGCCCGCATGGAGGTGGGCGACTCGTTCGTCACCGATGACGACAAGCACGCGCGCGCCGCGATGCGCGTCGCAGCGTCGCGCCTCAACGTGCACCTGACGATCCGCAAGGAAGTGGACGCAGAGGGCAAGCCGGTCGTAGGAAAAATGCGCGTGTGGCGCATCACCAAAGAAGACAAGGAGCAAGCATGAGCATCGAAGACGATCTGGCAAATGCCATTCTGGGCGCGGTCGGCGAGAACGACGAAGAGCTGGAGGTGCCGGGCTATATCGACACCGGCTACGAGCCGTTGAACGAGATTCTCACGGGTGACCCGAAGAACGGCGGCATCCCGATGGGTCGTATTGTCGAAATTTTTGGCCCGTCATCGTCGGGTAAGACCTGGCTCGCCACGCAGATCATGAAGCAGGCGCAGGTGATGGGTGGCATCGCGATCTTCCACGATCACGAACTGACCTTCCAGCAGCCGTTTGCGGAGCGCAGTGGGCTGAATACGGCGTTCCCGCGCTTCGTCTACAAGCGCCCCGACACATGGGAGTCGTCCAACACGAT